CACGGGGCCGGTCTCTCGTATGCTTGCCGTAATTCACCCATTACCACCCAAGGGTCCCGCTATGGACTTGAGTTCACTCTCTGTAACGCTGTATGTACTACTAATCGTCATGGGCACTGTCGCCCTCGCGAGCATTTCACTGACGGTATGCATCCGCACACTGATGCGTCTGACGCCTGCAACCGACGACGTTGACGACGACTTCTCCGGCATCCGGCTCATGCGCAGCCACCGACCGGAGTAAGATATACGTACGAGCCCCGCTCAGGCGGGGTTTCGTGCTCTGACCAGGATGAAAGGACATTTGATGGGACTCAAGGGCGTCAAGCTCAGCCTTGTTGAGACGCTGGAAGACGTGCACGCGTGCATGACGTGGCTCGAAGGGCTCACCTGCGAACGCATCGGCTTCGACACCGAAGGCACCGGCATCTCCCCCGAGATCGATCGCGTGCGTCTCGTGCAGTTCGGGGATGCGCATCAGGGGTGGGCCATTCCGATCGAGCGTTGGCAAGGGTTGATCGAAGAGATCGTGCACCGCTGGCAGCGTCACGGCCGGTTCGTGGCGCACAATGCGCGCTATGACGTCGCGATGCTGCGCAACCACGGCGTGCACATTCCGGTGCACCTGGTCGACGACACGATGATGCTCGCGCACATCGTCGACCCGACGAAGTCGGTTGCGTTGAAGCAACTGTGTGCGCGCCATATCGATCAGGCAGCCGCAGCCGCTCAGAAACAACTGCACGACGTGATGGACGCGACCGGCCACACGTGGGCAACGATCCCGATCGCCGCCACCGGGCAGTACGCCGTGTACTGGGTGTACGCCGCGCTTGACCCGGTGCTCGCGGTGCGACTGTGGGACTTGCTCTGGCCGCAGGTTGAGCGCATCGCGCCGCACGCGTACGACATTGAGTTGTCGGTGGGGTGGATCGCCGACCGGATGGAACGCAAGGGCGTGCTCGTCGACCGTGAGTACACGGCCGACAAGTCCCGTGAGTTCCTGGACTTGCACGCGGCGCTGGCGAAGCGCGGACACGACGAGTTCGGCGTCTCGCTCGGTTCGTCACAACAGATCGTTGAAGTGCTGTTGCGCGACAACGTGCCGCTGTGGAAGCGCACCAAGCAAGGCGCATGGTCGCTGGACAAGTTCGCGCTCGAAGGCATCCGGCACCCGCTCGCGCAGCTACTGCAAGAGCACAAGCGCGTGGAAAAGCTGCAATCGACGTATCTGCGCCGGTTCCTTGAGTATTCCGAGCGGGACGGTCGGATTCACCCGAGCATCAACACGCTCGGATTCAAAGAAGAGGACACGACCGGCTTCGGCGTCGTGACCGGACGCATGTCGATGTCGAAGCCGAACTTGCAGCAACTGCCGCGTGTCGACGAGGACGATCCGCTGTCGATCGTGGTGCGCAACTGCATTGTGTCGTCCCCGGGCACGACGCTCGTGATGTTCGACTTCGACCAGGTTGAACTGCGCTTGCTCGCGCACCTCTCGCAAGACCCGGGGTTGTTCGCCGCGTTCGAGCAGCCGGGCGACTTCTTCACGTTCATGACTCAGACGATCTATTCGGACCCGTCCATCGTGAAGAAAGACCCGCGTCGGTCGCTGACGAAGTCGTACGTGTACGCGTCCAACTACGGCGCAGGGAATGAGCGGCTGGCACGCACCACGCACCTGCCTCTTGCCGAGATCGAGCGGTTCGCAGCCGACTACAAGCGCACGTTCGCGAAAGTGCCGGAATTCCAGCGTCGTGTGCAGCGCGACGCAGCGCAGCGGTACAAGGCCGAAGGCTCGGCGTACGTCATGTCGCCGATCACCGGGCGACACTTCATCGCCGATGATCCGGGCAAGCTGTATCCGCTGGTCAACTACATGATTCAGGGTATGGCGGCCGAGATCATGAAGACGAAGTTGCTCGAACTCGACGCGGCCGGGCTCGGCGATTATCTCGTGCTCGCCGTGCACGACGAAGCGATTTCGGAAGTGCCGGACGATGATGTCGAAGACGCCATTGCCACGATGAACACGATCATGAACGACGACAAGCTGCTGTCGCTGCCGCTCACTTCGGGCGGGGCGACCGGGAAACGATGGGCCGAGAAATCCGAGTTGTGATACTGTCCTCTTACCAGTTAGGAAAGAGGTCAGATGTCAAATCAACTGTGCGATGTCGATGAGTGCGGGGGAACGGCCACGCTCAAGGGTTGGTGCGAAAAGCACTACCGCAGATGGAAGAGGCACGGCGATCCTACTAAGACGCTGTCACCAACGAGGGTGTACGGGAGCACCGAAGACCGATTTTGGGCGAAGGCGCTCCCGCCGAACTCGGAAGGCTGCATGTTGTGGGATGCCGCGCTAGATCATCAGGGGTACGGCAGCTTCAAAGGTGCGGGCAGGCAGGGAGGCGCACATAGGTTCGCCTATGAGTTCGTGATAGGTCCGATACCAGATGGTATGCAGCTAGATCACACGTGCCACACTGCCGACATCTCATGTCCGGGCGGTACCGAATGCCTGCATCGACGCTGTGTGACTCCGCAGCATCTAGAACCGGTGACGAAAGCCGAGAACACTCGCCGTTCACAGCCGTGGAACGTGAACAAAGCAAAGACACACTGTAAGTACGGACACGAATACACTCCGGAAAACACCGGATACACCAGAGGAAGACACGGAATACAGCGCCGTTGTCGGGAATGTGACCGTATTAGAGGTCGAGAGAAGCGGAGAAAGAAGAATGTCTAGGCAATACGTGATCTTCGGTGTCGACCCCGGCAAGACGACGGGAATCTTCGTGTACTCGAACCGTCCTCGTATCGGGTTTCTCGACGAGCAGATCATGCGGCACGAGGTGCCCGCCGAACACATGCCGGTGATGATGAGGAACCTTGTTGTGCGTGCAGGCGACTACGTTGGGTTCAGCGGCGTACACATCGCCGTCGAGCGCTTCATCATCAATGCACGCACCGCGAAGTCCTCGCAGCAGGGAGACGCGCTCGAAGTCACGGGCATGGTGCGCGCCTTCGCGAAGCTGCACACGAGCAACCCGATTCGGCAGTACATGAAAGCCAACCTGAAGTTCGCGAACGACGCCGCGCTGCGCCGCGCCGGGTGGTACTCGGCGAAGATGGGCCACGCCACCGACGCCGCTCGGCAGGCGTACGCGCTGCTCAAAGATGTCGACTACCCGACATGGCTTGCCGTGTCGGACGGTGTTATGATGAAATTCGACGACGAGACGAAAGGACAACGATGAATCCGATCATCGCAGAACTCGACGAGACGGGCAGCCGGATCGTTCTGCACGACATGTTGTGGGCAGACAAGCCGCTCGTGTCTCAGATTCCGGGCAAGGAATGGAACGCCGACACCAAGCGATGGACGCTCCCAAAATCGTGGGCGGCGTGCATTCAGGCGCGGGCGCTCTTCGGCGACCGGCTCAAGGTCGGCAAGATGCTCGGGATCTGGTCGCGAGGCGAGAAGGCGCGACAAGACGTTATCTTGCAGCTGCGCGACGCGCGCGAGCCCGTGCAGCCGTACACGCCCGTGAACGAGCACGACGAGTTGCTGTACCCCTTCCAGATTCCCGGGGCCGATTTCCTCGTGCAGGCGCGTACCGCGCTGCTCGGCGACGAAATGGGCTCGGGCAAGACGCTTCAGACGCTCGCGGCTATGCGCCGCGTCGACATGATCCTTCCCGAGTACGGAGGCGGCGCGTATCCCGCGCTCGTCGTCTGCCCCAACTCCACTAAGCGGAACTGGGCGCGCGAAGTCGCGAAGTGGCTCCCGGAGGCGAACGCCGTCGTGATCGACGGCTCGGCCGCCAAGCGACGCAAGCAGATCGCCGAAGCGCTCGACGTCCCGAACCTCATCATGATCATGAACATCGAATCGGTGCGTCTGCACTCGCGCCTCGCGCCGTACGGCTCCGTGCGTCTGAAGAAGTGCCGCGAGTGTGACCCGGTGTCGGGCGACGAAGCGTTGACTCCGGCGAAGTGCGAGACGCACGACAAGGAACTGAACGCGATCCCCTTCAAGGTCTGCGTGCTCGACGAGGCGCACCGCGTGAAGGACCCGCGCGCCTTGCAGTCCCGCGCGATCTGGCGCGTCTTCCATGGTCCAGCCGTCGAATACCGATGGGCGCTCACCGGTACGCCGGTGGCGAACCACCCGGGCGACATCTGGTCGATCTTGCACACGATCGACCCGGCCGGATTCCCGCGCAAGTCGGCCTTCATCGACCGATACGCGCTCAAGGAATTCAACGCCTTCGGCGGTATGACCATCACCGGTCTGAATCCGGCCACGCGTGACGAGTTTCTGTCGCTGCTTGACGTCCGGATGCGCCGGATGCTCAAGTCCATCGTGCTCGATCAGCTTCCGGCGAAGACGCGCGTCGTGCGCCACGTCGAGATGAGCCCGAAGCAGGCGAAGGCGTATAAGGAGGTTGCCGACGAGTACGTACTGACCACGGAGTCGGGCGACAAGCTCGTCATGAACGGGAACCTCCCGGCCGCGACGCGTCTGCTGCAACTCGCCTCTGCCATGTGCGACGTCGATAAGGGCGAGACGCCCGAAGACGTCGGATCGTGGAAGGTCACGCTCACCGACCCGTCGTCGAAGATCGACGAACTCATGTCGATCATCGAAGACAACCCCGGTAAGCCGCTTGCCATCGCGGCCGAGCACCGGCAGCTCATCGATCTTGCTGCGCAGCGTCTCGCCGCTGCCGGTATCGAGTACGGCGTGATCACGGGCGGCGTGACCGGCGCGCAGCGTGACGAGACGGTCGAAGCCTTCCAGTCCGGCAAGCTCAAGTACATCTTGTTCACGTACAAGGCTGGTGGCGTCGGCCTGAACATGACGGCCGCCGACACGCTTGTGCGGCTGCAACGGTCGTGGTCGCTGATCGACAACATGCAGGGCGAAGACCGGGTGCATCGCATCGGGTCGGAGCAGCACGAGGCGATTACGATCATCGACATCATCACGGCCGACACGATCGAGGAGACGCAGGTCGAAAAGCTGTACGCCAAGATGCAGCGGCTCGAAGAGATCGTGCGCGACCGCGAACAACTCAAGGCGGCCGGGAAGTCGACGGAGCACCTTGACGCCGAAGCCGCGAAGATCGAAGCGCTCGATCTGCTCGATCAGACTGTCGGGTTCGAACCCGCCGACGTGTGCAACAAGCACGCCGAATACCTGAACGACATGATCGACATCGACACCGAGATCACGAAGGCCGAGCAGTACAAAGACGACATGATCGACGGGGGTCCGTGATGAGGGACGTGGGTAACTGCCCCGAATGCGGGGCAGACCTGAACGGTTGGGACGCAACAATTCTGAGCGACAACCCAACCGGACCACTCAAGACGTTGTGCACCGGATGCGATGCCGACGTTACCGACCAGATGAGAAAGGCATTCTTCGGTGAATGAAATTCGGCGCATCTCGCAGTCAGACCTGAAAGATTTCCAGCGCTGCAAGCGCCGGTACTGGCTGCGGCACGTGCGCCGCCTCGCGCCGCGACTGCACGGTCCCGTGGGGCCGTTGCAGTCCGGCACCCGGGTGCACACCGCGCTCGAAGCGTTCTACACGCCAGACAACCCCACCGATCCCCGGCAGGCGCTCGAACACGCCATCGGCGCGGCGCTCGTCGGGTATGCCGATCAGTGTCAGAAACTCGGCGTCGAGCCCGATCTAAACGTGCTCGAAAAGTTCCGCAAAGATACCGACCTTGAACGGGCCATGGTCGAAGGCTACTTCGAGTGGCTTACCGACACCGGAGCCGACGCGCACTTGCAAGTGATCGGGGCCGAAGAGCAGATCAGCATCACAGCCGATCAGCTCGGCGCTGACTTCGGGCAGTCTGTCGAGATCGTCGGCAAGCTCGACGCTCGCGTGCTCGACGAGGTCACCGGCTTTACGCAGTTCGTCGACCACAAAACCGTACAGAACTTCACGCAGATGCTGCCCACCTTGCAGAGCGATCCGCAGATGCTGCACTATCACCTGCTGCTCTCGATCGTGTATCCCGATCAACATGTCGACGGCGCGCTATACAACATGCTGCGAAAGGTCAAGCGTGGGAAGACGGCGAAGCCGCCGTTCTACATGCGCGAGACGATCATTCACAACGCCGAAGAGATTGAGTCGTATCGGCTCCGGCTCATCGGCCTCATCACGAATGTGATCGAGTTCGAAGAGCGCATTGCGCAGCTCGGCGAGATCGGCGTGAAGATGTTCGCGCAGCCCACCGTCACGCGTGACTGCTCATGGGATTGCTCGTTCTTCGACATCTGTGGCATGTTCGACGACGGCTCGCGTGTTGAAGACGCCATCCGCGACCTCTTCGAAGAACGGGACCCGCACGCGCGGTACGCTGCACCTGTGATAGACTTATGTAATAGATAAACACGACAGAGAGGAGATGATGAGTGACTGAAGTGTTCAATGAGCTGGAAACGGCGTCGTTCTTGGTATACGGCGAGACGAAGCACGGCAAGTCATCGCTGCTCGCCACCATGCCGACGCCATGCGTGATCTTGGACATCGAAGGCAAGTGGCAGTTCTTCCAGGGACGATCGAATCCCAACCGCGACGGGCAGCCGTTCCGGCTCAAACTGTGGAATCCAGCCCAAGCGCCGCCGAAGCCGGATGGAACGTGGGACATTGCGATCGTGAAGGTCACGAGCGCCGCAGTCCTCGCGCAGACGCTGCCATGGCTCGACCGCACTGATCACCCGTTCGTGTCGATCGGGCTCGACTCGCTCACGGTCGGGCAAGAGCAGGGGATCGAAGCGATCCGCAAGGTCGACGAGGACTTCCGGATTCAGGACTGGGGCGCTATCCGGCGTCGCGTCCTCTCGGATACCTCTCGTATCATGACGCGGGTGTCGGACCCTGCGAACCCGCTCCGCGTGTTCGCGGCAACGGCACACAGCACGTTCAAGGATGGTAAGCACCGGCCCGCCATGCAAGGCGGTATCCAGGGGCGGCTGCCGTTCTCGTTCGACGCTATCGTGTTCATGAAGAAAGCGCTCATGAAGAACGATCAAGGCATGATCGCCGATGATGCGCCTTCGGTCTTCCGAGCGCTCGTCAAGACACACCCGCTGTACGTGACCGGCTCGAACTTCGAAGACCGATTCGACCGGTCGGCGTACGACAACCCGAACTTGACGCAGATCATGCGTCTCATCTTCCCGGCTGCGGCCGAAACGAAAGGATAAAGGACAATGGCAGACGAAACGTGGGACGACTGGATTTCCGAGGTCGAAGACAAGCTCACCCTTCCCCCGGACGGCGAATATGATTTCGTCGTCACGAAGGCCGAAGGCAAGGTGTCGAGTTCGGGCAACCTCATGGTGCAAGTCGATTCGAAGATCACGAGCGGCCCGCACTCCGGCAAGGAGATCAAGCGCTTCTACGTGATCCGCTCGACTGAGGGCAGCATGGCCAAGAAGTTCATGCAGAGCCTCGGCGCGGTCGGCATCACCTTCGACACGCTCGTGAAGCACAAGCCGACGATGCAGCAGATCGCGAAGGTCATGGAAGGCAAGCCCTTCCGCGCCAAGATCAAGAAGAAAGAAGATGCTCAGTGGGGCGACTACATGGAAGTGCAATGGGCGATCAAGCCTCCGGCTTCCGGCGCAGTCGAAGTGACGGAGTTCCCCACCCTCACTGAGGGCGAATCGCTAGGCTACGGTTCGGACTCCGGCGCGAGCGTCGCCACCGACGACGACGCCGGTTTCTAGTCCCGGCTCAAGAGGGTGCCCGCTTTCGCGGGCACCCTCTTTTTCATAAATGGTAGAATCACAGCACACGAGGAAAGGACAAATAGTGTTCACTGCACGAAGCCGACAAAACGCATTTGCCAAGCGGCGGCGCGAGGTGCGCGAAGCGCAGCAGGCCGACACGCCACCGGCCGAGCCCACAGCCGTCCCCTACGACACGCGGAGCGCCGAGAGTGCCGACATCGTCGATGCGCCGGATGTCTCGGCGTTCGCCACGGGCGGTGTCGTACCGGTCCCAACAGACGAGCAGGACGAAGAGACCGTGATCGAGTCCGGTGAGGCCGTCATTCCGGCGAGCGTCGTCGTGATCGACGAAGAGCGCCGGGCGAAAATCGACGCGGTGCTGAATCATGCGCTCACGCCGGTTGCCGACGAGCTGCCGGACTATGCCGTTGAGAAGACCAACGGTCTAGAGGGGCACTCGCTCGGGCTGCATCAGGATTCCGCACCGATGCTCGTCGAGCAGATCGACACGCCGGAAGGACCCAAGCGCGGTCGCGGGCGGCCCCGGCCGCAAGAGACGATCGACCGTGACAACGCCGTGTATCGGCTGCTACAGGCAGCCGACGCGGTCGAAGGCGTCTCGAAAGAGGCACTGGCGATCGCGCTCGACGAGAAAGAGCAGCAGGTGTATTCGAGCCTGCGGCAGCTCACGAAAGAGAAGCGCGCCGAGACGCGGTACGTCAAAGACCACGGGTACCGGTGGTTCGCGCTCTGAGCTGCGGAAACGGCAAGGGGTACCCCCGGGTTGCGTGCCCGGGGAACCCGTGCTATTGTTTAATACATCAAGGCAGAACACGCCGGACCGACGAGAGGACGAACATGCAGACTGACAACGACTGGGATGATCTCGACTGGGACAACGGGCAGACGCTGCCGAACCCGAAGTAGCACGACGAGCGCTCCGGCGCTTGGTACGATCGAAGTCCGGGCTCAGGCTCGGCACATGTACCCATGGCCCAACTGGTAGGGCAACGGTCTCCAAAACCGGAGGTTCTAGGTTCGAATCCTAGTGGGTATGCTGCGGGGTTGTTCCGTACCGCCATCATAAGGCTTGACCAGCCAACGGAACATGTTCACGGGAAGTCATGAGCCCCAGAACTGGTAAAACCCGGGTGGTTCCGGGCGCGTGTAGCACGAGGGTGAGAGAACGTTAGTACCACAACGGATACGGATTGCATCCGCCCGGGAGGTAAGGCAAGTATCAGGCCGGGTTCGACTCCCGGGCACGCACGGTGTGTTGGTCCGTACATCACTGAAATGGTACCTAGCGCAAATGCCACGCGCAACGGACACGACCCGCGAGCCTAGCTAGCTCGGCGGGAAAAGGGCTCGGTTGGCACCGGGTTGACGCGGTAGCTCAATTGGCAGAGCAGGGACCTAGTCGGTCCCGGTTCCAGGTTCGAGTCCTGGTCGCGTTACGAGGCGCGCAAGCGCCGCACGATGCGGGATAGCTTAGGGGTTAGAGCTGCGGTCTCATAAGCCGTATGGCGCGGGTTCGAATCCCGCTCCCGCTACGAGATCGACCTGAGATCAGGGGTTTTCGGGGGTTGCACCTTACGGGCTCGGGTCGATCGCATGGAAGGTGCGCGTACTGGCAAGCGCAGCCGGGTTGCTAACTCGGTGTCCTCACGGGCCGGGGTTCGATTCCCTCACCTTCCGCTTTCGTTGCCACGCGATCAACGGGCACGGGAGAAGGGGAACCGGCAGTACGTAGGAACTAGGCTGATGCGGCTAGGTGACCGCAAGTGCTGCCGGATCATGGAAAGTATGCACCAACGGGCGTGCACCTGGTCTCGAAAACCGGGACGTCGGTCTTAGCGGATCGGCGGGGGTTCGAATCCTCTACTTTCCGCGCAATGGCGTCGGCCGCAGGTGCGGCAACCGGCCTGTAAAGCCGGTCCCTTCGGGGAAGGTGGGTTCGATACCCACGGCGTCAACAACGCCCATGTAGCTCAATGGATAGAGCAGCGTCTTCCGAAGGCGCAGGTTGCACGTTCGAATCGTGCTGTGGGCACGGGTTCACACCGCAGTGAGCATGTCGGAACAGTTCCGGCCGCTGACTGGTGGACCTAGCGTAAACATTCCGGGGCTCGGAAGTAGTGAGCCGAGCCCCACCAGTAAAGCGACATACGATGAAAGAGGACAGATAACGTGCGAAAAACGTCGAAAGCATTCGTCGCTGCTGCTGCTGCCGCAACGCTCGGATTCACGCTCACGGCGTGCACCGCAGCCGACACGGCTTCACACAACATTTCCACAGCGGCCGAGAACTTCGAAGTCCTGCGGCGCATCGTGTTCTTCAACGGGATCACGGACACGTACCTTCTGACGATCGAAGGCCGCTGCAACATCGAAGACGAGGGCAATCAACTCGAAGTCACGTGCAAGATCGCGGACGGCGACGGCGAGAACGCGTACACGAAGCACTTTCTCGGCCTGTCCGACAACGTGACATACTTCGTCGAGCAGATGGAAGTCGTCGATGTCGACGAGTTCCATCACCGGATCATCTTCCGGCCCGAGACGATCGTGCCGGACATCGATCTGGAGACGTCGGGCGGCTAGCCGCTCGGGGCCGCGCTGGTCTAGTGGACTGGATACCGGATTCTCAATCCGGGGGTACGGGTTCGATCCCCGTGCGCGGTACGAGATGAGCGCCCCAACCGGGAAAACCGGGCGGGTGATTCTCACTGAACCACGCCATCGGTTCGGGGGTCCCGGCAGCGCTCGCCGGGACTCGTAAATAAATGCCTTGTGGTGCAACTGGCAGCACGCTAAGCTTTGGACTTAGAGGTTCTTGGTTCGAATCCAAGCGGGGCAGCAAGCCGATGCTCGGTAGCTCAGCGGCAGAGCGGACGACTGTTAATCGTCTGGTCGGTGGTTCGAATCCACCTCGGGCAGCTCTACAACTTCATATCGATGCTCGCTAGTTCAACTGGCAGAACGCCCGGCTCTGACCCGGGAAGTTCGTGGTTCGAATCCACGGTGAGCAGCTAGACCGGAACCGCGTGTACACAGACGCGTTACAGGGCACCACGGCCACTAAGGGGGTCAACGGGACCGGTCGCAAGCTCCGGTCGTCTATGGGTTAAGATCTGAGATTTTCACTCTCAGGTACAGGGTTCGAGTCCCTGTCGGAGTACCACGGCTGCAAGTGCCGAAGCGAGGGTGCACCTTCGCAGGCGGAACCGCGTACGAGGTGCGCTTGCAGCCGCGAACTGAATATGCCGTGTTAGCTCATTGGGAGAGCGTTCGCCTGTCGAGCGAAGGGTAACGGGTTCGATCCCCGTACATGGCGCAGGTTCCGACTGTCCGCAAGCCAGCCGGAACCGACGAGACGTGGCCCAATGGTAAGGCACCTGATTTGGGATCAGGGGAGCGAAGGTTCGATTCCTTCCGTCTCGACTGTGACCGTAGCTCAGCAGGTAGAGCGCTTGAATGTGGCTCAAGTTGTCGCCGGTTCGATTCCGGTCGGTCACCCCAACTTCATACATGCCCCCGTGGCGCAGCAGGTTGACGCGCGAGATTTAGGTTCTCGTTTCTTCGGAAGTTGTCGGTTCGAATCCGACCGGGGGTACTACGCTCGTGTAGCCCAACGGCAGAGGCAACGGCTTCAAACACCGTTCAGTTCCGGTTCGAATCCGGAGGCGAGTACTAAGCCCTGGTAGCTCAGCGGATAGAGCACTAGATTACGGATCTAGGTGTCGAAGG